CGCCGCCGCCGCCACCGCCGCCCATAGTTATTCCCCTTCCATACAGAATGTGGCCCCAGTCCTCTGAAGCCAAGTCGTTCATACAATGCTTCGGCGGTCCTGCTGCCAGAGACAACGCCGGGTCTGATTTGCTTTGCGCCTGCGAGCTTGCCCACTGCACAAATAGCTTGATTAGCTTGACTGCGAGCATTCCGCCCCGGTGGTCCTTGTGGATGAATATGCACAAGTCATTGGCCACGCTGTCTTTGCCAAACCAGCTTTGCGTCACGGACCCAGCCATGCCGCCGATGATTTCCCCATTTGTACCCTCTGCAACCACCACGAACTGATTTTTGTGCATCAAATCCAACAAGGTTTCTTTCACCATGTCGTTGTCGTAGTCCATGGGCGCGAAGCTGGATTCTTCGTGCATACCTCTGCCAAGCACGCAAATCTCAGGCAGGTCGTCAACGGTGGCCAAGCGAAGGTTCATTAAACTGGTCCCAGCACGTCGTAGTAAATCGTCACCGCATCCAGCTTGAATGGCTTGGAATCGAAGTTGCGGAAGCGAAGCGAAAACTCGGTACCGCTGCACTCCACGGGAATCATTCCAGCCGGGCGGGTATTGCCCTTCACCTTCACGGGTGTAGTGAAGGCGTCCGGGTCGCGCACGTCGTAGCCAATCGAGAATTCACAACGTCCGTCAATCACCAAGTCCACGCCATAAATGCGCTTGAGTTGGCCGGGCGTCTTGAAGTTCATGTAAGGCAAGTCGAGCAACACCTCAAACTGGGTGCCGTCGTCAGAGCACGCGGCTGGGTCCAGCTTGAAAACTGAATCGCCGGAGCGGATATAAAGCTCTTGGCCAAGCTCTGCGAAAGCATCGACCGGGTGCGTCAAGAAATACTGTGACCATGCGGCAATCTTTGCCGTGCGGCTCACCGAATACACGAATAAGCGGTTGCCAATGGCGCAAATGTATTGGCCCGTGCCGTAGTAGTAGAAGGCACGCGGGAAAATGCCGGGTGTCTTGGTCTCAGGGCGTACCAGCGAATCAATGGGCGAACCCACATCCACGTCGGCCAAGTTGCTGGTGAGTTGCAACGTGGTGATGGAGCGGAAGCCGTAGTCGCTCAGAAAGTACAAGTCACCCGATACGGCAGCCACGGAGCGCGGGAAGCTGGTTCCGACGTTCTCAACAATGTCTTCCAGCTTCATATTGCTGGGGTCCGGGTCCACCGTCCAAATTTGCGCACCGTCGCGGCTCAGGGCCACCAATTTGTTTTGGTAGATACCCAGCGCATTGGTGGCACGGTCGCCGCGTGAGTTGAGGCCAGTGGGCAAGAAGCCCGCGTCGTTTACCGTGGTCCAGTCGCGGGGGTTTCCTGTCTTGCAGTAGCGCACCACGTCGCCCTTGATGGCAAAGAGCTTTGACGACAACTTGACCACGCCGTTGGTGTCGGGGCAATTCGCGTCAGCAATGTGGGTGGTGGCGTTGCCGTCAAGGTAGTGGTGCTCAATGGTGCCGTCGTTGTACTGGATAGCCGCGTAAATGTAGGCGTTAAACACGTCGGCATAGGGCACGTCAGCCACTGGTCGAGCGCCACCAGAGTATTGAACCTTATGCGCCTCAAAGAGCGTATTGGCGTGGCTGACGGTTCCTTCACCGTAAAACGTGTGGAGCTTACCGAAGGCGGCAAACAATCCCTTGGTGCCAGCTTCCAGCTCGGCCACCTTGAGCAAGCCGGGGCGCTTTTGCGTGGCCAAGCCCGTGGTGACGAAAGCGTTTTTCATTTCGCGCAGGCGGTTAGCGTCCGACACTGACGCGCCTTTGCGAAGGTCAATACCTAAGTCGAATTTGTCAAAGGTGATTTGTGGCATGGCTTATGGCGTCAGTGAGTAGCCGTTGGAAGTGCGGGCCACCTGCACGTTGACGGAAACCGATTCGCTCATGCTGGCCGCAACATAGCGGGTGTTTTCCTTCTGCTTGGTCTTGGCCTTGCCGAGCATCACCTCAAACGCCTTGGCAGGCACTTGGGCGTCGGGGTGGCGGTAGTGCGCCTTGGCGTTGGCCAGCGCGTACAAGAACACCAAACGGTCTGGCACACTGGGTCGGTCGCTGGCACGCTCGAAGCGGGCTTTGCCTGCAATGTGCTCAATGATTAGGTCATAGGCACGGTCAGGCACCGGGTAAAGCTCAAGCTGGCCGTCAAGGGTGTCGTACTTCTGAGGCTCTGAACGAATGTACTCATTGGAGCGGTCGGCTTCGCTGATACCTTGCGCGAGCTGTCGGCGGATTGTGTCTGACGACTTCACCCAAATCGACAATACTTGGTTTGGTTCAATCGGTAGGTCGTTCTTGTCATCGTGCCAGTCATAGATATACGAATTGGCTTCCAGCGGAATGATTGACTTTGTGCGTAATGCAGGCGGGTCCAATTCGCTGTAAACGTACTCATGGGCTTCTTGCAAAAAGCTCTTGAGCGTGGTTTCGTTGCCCTTTGAGGCAGAGCCTTGGGTGACGAAACCCAAGCGTGCACGAAGCTCAGTCAAAAGCTCGCCAAGTGTCTTGTTGCGTTGTGTGAGTGCGCTCATGTGGTGCCCTTACGCGGTGACAAGCAAAATCGAAAGCTGGCCATTGCTGATTACAAGGCGTGCGCTTATTGAGGTGCGGCCAGTGAGGTTGGCCGTCTTCAAGGCCACGTCAACGCCAGTGATAAGTCCGTCATTGCCCTTGTCACCTTTGACACCTTGAATGCCCTGCAAGCCTTGAATGCCCTGCGGGCCTTGGGTGCCAGTTGCGCCAGTGTCACCCTTGTCGCCCTTGTCACCCTTACCAAATGAAATGCCTGTTGACCAGTTGCCGTTGGCGTCCGATAGCTTGAAGTACAAAAGCCCGGTGTCCATGGCGAAGAATGAGAAACCCTTGGGCTGCGCGTTGTAGAGCGGCTTGTTGGCGGCAATGTCTTTAATGTCGGCCACGAATGACGCGCCCACGTCGCCCTTGGTGCCTTGAGCGCCTTGCACACCAGCGGGTCCAACCGGACCTTGCACGCCTTGTGGACCGGGTGATGCCAATGCGGCCACGGCTGCGGGCGTCAGGTGGTCAATGCCAACAATGGCTTCTTTGAGTGTGCCGTCGTCTTTTTGGACAAGTGCAAGGTTATCGCGCAAGCCGTTGACCGACACCGCCACCTTGTCGAATTCGGCATTGATTGCGCCGTGGTCCGTGCGGTCAGTGTTGTTGTCGAGAAAATTCTTGGTGCGGTTGTAAGCTGGTGCCTGCATGGTGTGCCCTTATGCGTGAGGGAATTTTTCTTTGAGCCAGTTTTCCAGCATGAAGATTGCCCGGCTGCCCATGTGGCCCGACACGCCGACAAACGCGGCAGTCATCAGCGGGGAAATCCCGGCGTTTTCACAAAGCCAGAAGGTAATCACGCCAGCAAAGGCACTCGTCACCAGCTCGCCAATGAATTCAACGAAGTTGAAAACGCGGGTGTGGCCCGTCTTTAGTTTGTGCAGGAAATTCACAACACCCCCCATGATGGCCAGCATGAACACCCACGCGTAAGTGAGCAATGAATACGAAGTTGGGTCTTTATCAGGCATTGCGCTCTCTTAGAAAACGATGGGGAATGGCGTATAGCAAAGGTTTGCCAAGTTATCGCCGTTCATGTACTGCCCGCCGTAGCCCGTCGTCGCCACCTGCCCGTCATCAAGCAAGAATTGCAAGCCACCTTCGGAAGTGTTGCCATAGGCTGCAATGTCCACCACGGTGCGAATTGCCAGCGGCACCAGAGCGAGGACGCCTTGGCGCACCGCAACGTCACCGACACCAAGTTGGCCGTTGCCGTTGTAGCCCATGGTGTAAACCGTGCCGTTGCTCATTAAGAACGCGGCAAAGTTGTATGAGCCAGTGCCACCAGTCACGACTTTTTGGCAGGTATTGCCCAAGCCTGTGATTTGCGCAAAGGTTGTAATTGCCACGGCTGTTGTGCTGCCGTTTGCTCCATAAGCGCCAGCGCCAGCGGCCCAAATGGTGCCATCTGTTTTCTTGATGAAAACAACGGGGTAGTCATAGGTCGAGTTGTATAGGTCGGCCACGCCAGTCGCGCATTGCACTGGTGTGAATTGGTTGGCCACCGTACCATTGCCAAGTTGGCCATACGTCGTATTGGTGCCCCAGCCATGCAAAGCGCCAGTGCTGTCGAGCGCGAATGCGTAGTTGTTGCCAGCAAAAATCTTGCTGATTGTTTTGCCGCTCAGTGTCCCGCCGTTGCGCAAAGTGGCAATGCTTGAGTTTGCGGTACCGCCATCACCAAGTTGGCCGTCACCGTTGTAACCCCACGAATACACTGCACCCGAAGTGGTCAAAGCATAGTTGGCGGTGTAACGCTCACGGCCCGACACGATTTGTTTAATGTTGCTCAATACCGCAACTTGCACAAATTGGCTTCGGTTGACCACATCACCTAATCCAAGTTGGCCATAGCCGTTGTAGCCACATGCGTGGACAGTTCCATCGCTGGCCAAAACCATGACGGACACATAACCCTCATTGCCACCAGAGATAGCAACTTGCGTGATGGTCTTGCCATAGATTGAGCTGGTTGAAATGCTGCTGGCGTTTACTGGTGTCCCGCGAGCCACCAAGTCGTTGACGCCAAGTTGGCCATAAGCGTTGTCACCCCATACCCACAACTTGCCCGTGGTGTCGATGCAGTATTGCGAGTAAGCGTAATCGGCATAAAGCTCTGCTGCGCCGGGGAAGCCGGGCGGGAAAGCTGGGCGAGTTGGTGTTGGTCGTGCCAGCGCCGTACCATCACCCAAGTTTTTGTTGTCGTTGTAGCCCCAACCACGGATTGAGTTGTCCGTCATTATTGCGTACATGCGACGGTAGCAAGTCGTTTGACGGCCATTTGACACGTTGGGCAGCTTCTTTACCTTGGTGCCAGAACGAATGTCTGGTGTTCCCCATGATGGGAAGCCATTGGCGTCAATGGTGAGCACTTGGCCAGCCACACCGGGCGGCAGCGCAACCAGTGAAGTGCCATTGTTGTAAATCACCTCACCAGCGCTGGCCGACACGCCTTGCGTGCCTTGGGCAAACAGTTGCCACTTGGGGCCATTCACGGTTGGCGTAACGCCAACGGTACCGTCAACCAAACACACGAAGCTATCGCCGTTGTACGAAACAACGTCTTGCTTTTGGTAGGTAGCGGCTGCGGAATAGGCTTGCTTCCAAGCGAATGCAATTTTTCCGAGGGATAAGGTGGTCATGTCCTTGTTTCCTTAAAACACAATTTGGTGAGGCGTGTAGCGGCTGGTGCCGGGTCGGTCTTGGGTTTGTTGTCGGTCAGAAGCGCCGACCGAATAGACCTTGCCTTCGCTTGTCAGGTAGTGGAATGCGTGATTGCCAGCTCCCGCGTTGAGGTAGCCCGACATTTGGAAGTCGATGATGGTTTTATCAAGCAAGACAAAACCATCCGGCCCGCTTCCGTCGGTGACGTGGCCTTTGCCAGTTTGGCCATAGTCATTGCGACCCCATGCCACGGCCTTGCCGTCAGAGCGAAGGGCCACGGCTGCGGTGCCATAGTCGCCACCCCAGCAACGCAACTTTGTGACGTTTTGCAGATAGGTGCCGCCAATGGTTGCCCAGCTTGTACGGTCTGCACCGCCGCCAATTTGAAAGCCGTTGTAACCCGTGTGCTTCACGGTACCGTCTTTCATCAAGGCAATGGTGCGGGTGTAGCCGCCAGAGAAGGTGTAACAGTCAGCCACGCCCGTCAAACACTTGTATGGGAAAAGAGCGTTGGTTGGTCCAATATCGGTGCCAACTGCTGCGCCAGTACCCCAGCCGCCGTTTGTTGTGCCGCTATCGTCGCCCCACATATACAGGTCGCCGTTATCGAGCACGACGGCCACGCGGCGGTAGTAGTCTGCTGGTGCTGCTGAATAAACTGATTCGTTGGTGCGCACGCACTTGACGGTATTGTTTTCTCCCCAAGGCATGAACAGGCGTGGCACTTGTCCATCAACGCCTTGGCCGGAAAGATAGAGCTGGCCGCACGTCCACAAACGGCCAAAGGTATCAATGAAGTACGTCGCTGGGTGATAGCCACCAGACAAGTAAACGTCCTTGATTGGCGTGCTTGCCGTGAATGGCACCAGCTTTGGCGTCACCGTTGCGCCAGTGAAACCAAGGCAGTCATATCGGTTGTTGGCTGACCACGCATACACGCGGCCCGCATCGTCCAAGCACGCAAAAGTTCGGTAGTCATACCAACTAATGCCCATGAACACTTTGGTAATTTTTGCGCTCGCAGGAATATCGCCAACGCCATTGAGCTTGACCGGGATTGGATGCTCAACACCCGTGCCACCAGCATTGCTAGTGTTTGCGCCCGTATGCCACAAGCCGCCATTGGCATCAATGAAGAAAACGCCGTCGTAGGCTGACTTCATGGAAACAATGCGCGGCGTACCGGGTGGGAATGCAGCCAACGCGGGCATGATGCGGTTAATGTCTTGACTGCCAGAGCCGCCTTGTCCGTTTGTCTGCTGCCCCCAAAAGCGCACTGCGCCCTCATTCATAATCGCGCCCATGCCCCAGCGGTGCCCGACATAAGTTCCGCCAATGTCTGTGTCAATCAGCTTGGTGGCCACGGTGCCATTGCGCTCGCCCATGAAGCGGAATTCAACGCCACCCGCGCCATTGGAATGCAGGGTCATGCCCCAAGAGCCGCCGACCGAAATGCCACCCGTGAGCAAGTGCCCTTTGATGATGGCGTCTTGTTGGCCAAGCGCGAATGGCTGCGGTGAGCCTGCACGAATGACGTATGCGCCACCGTCTTTGAAAACCACGTCGCGCTCTTTGTACGCGATATATGGCGAGTAAATACCCTTCCAGCGGTAGCCCAAGGCGTCAATGTCAATCTTGTTCATAGCTTGCTCACAAGTTGGTTTTTCTCGACGGCAAAGGTGATGTTTTCACCAATCACCCATGTGTCGAAGTTGGCCACGTCGTAGTCGTCGGCGTTGCCATAGGTGAGCACAAGCTCGGTTTGGTCTGCTGACAACTTGAAGCCGAAGAAAACTGGTGCGGCAGCCGAAGAAACGTATTCGTAGCCACTGGCATCAGCCTTGACGCGCAAAAACATTTTTGCCACTGGCACGGCTGGAAGTCCTGCCGCTGCCAGTAGCGAATTGATTTGATTCAGTGTTTGCGTGTAGAGCGCTTGCGTTTGTGCGCTCTGCTGAGAAATGTTGGTGATTGCTTGAGCGCCAGCTTGGACAGTTTGGTTTTTAGAAACCTCTGCCGCATTAGCGCTGATTTCTGCGGCAACTTCTGCCGCGCTTGCGCTTACCTTGGCTGCCTCTGCTGCCGTTTTGGCATCATTGGCTGAGAAAGCCGATAGCAAGGCTGAATCAGCCGACGCCTTGGCATCATCAAGCACCTGAGCAATGGTTGCATTCAGGTCAAGAATTAGCTGCTGGTCAACCTTAATGCTGCCATCGTCTTTTTGGATTTTGGCGAGATTCGTGCGAATCTCATTGATTGAAAGTGCAGCCGCGTCAAGCTCGGCATTGATTCCCGCGTGGTCGGTTTCGTCGCCTTCAAACTGCGTGAAATCAACACTGCGCTCGTACTTTTGCGGCTGCATTCTCGTTGCTCCTAATCGGGGCTATTACTTGGCGTCGGCGTTGGCGTCGGCTTCTTTGGCTGCGGCCTTCTCGGCCTTGGTCGGTGCCTTCGCTTTGACGGCAGCTTTTTCGACCAACTCAGTCAGGCGCTCGCCTTCGTCGTCGCCGTACACCTTGGCAACTTTGCCTTGGCCGTACTTGGCACAAAGGCGCTCGTATTCCAAAGCGGCTTCGACTTCAATCACGTCAACTTGCTCGCCTTCGCTGACGTTTTCTTTGCCAAACATTTGGCGCAAGAGTGTCAGCTCGTAGGGGGCAACGGTCACGGGGGTAATGGTGTTAGCGTCACGTCGGATGGTGACTTGCACTAAGGGCACATTGGTTTTGCTCATACGTTTCTCGCTGGGTTCTCGGTTTCAAAAAAGCCCCGACCGGGGTGAGCCAGTCGGGGTGCTTCTTGTCACGCGCCGATTAGGCGATTGACAGGACGGCTTGAGCGTTGCGGCGATTGACCGACAAAGCGCAGCGCAGGTTGACCATGGCGTACATGGCCAAAATGTCGTGTGGACGTGTGGGGGTCACAATGTCCATGTCGTCGTCGCGGTACTTCAAGTGCTTGGTGTTCAAGAAGTAGCAACGCTTTTCCCAAGGCACGGTTGGTGTGGTCAATGCGTCCAATTCTTCAAACTGTGGGTCCCAAATGATTTCCACGCCTTTGAAGTACAGGCCAGTGTTCACACCAGAACCCACGCCAGCGTCCAATGTCTTCACATTGCCAGCGTTGGCTTGGTTCGTGACGACGATTTCCTTGCGGTATGCGTCGATGAACTTGCCACCTGCCAAGATGAAGTTGGGGCTGCCGCCGTTCTTGATACAACGACGCCATGCGGCTTCCATTTCTTGTGCCAAAGTGCCCACGGTGCCAGTGGCAATCGCGGTCTTGGCATAGTTGCGCCAGTAGGCAGCGGTCGCGCTGTCCAAGCCGCCGACCACGCCGATAGCGGGGGCAGTTGAAACCAACACGTCCAAGCCAGCGATGGCGTCAGCGTCTTGTGTACCGTCGCGGTGCAATTCGAGGTCCAGCTTGGCGAAGAAACCTTCTTTCAAAGATTCCATTTGCTCGTCGAGCAAGTTCACCAGTTGAACCTTCTCGTTTTGTTCGAGCTTGAATTCACCACGTTGGCCTTCACGCACCTTGATACCGTTGGCAAACAGGCGGTCATGGTCGAGGTACAAGCCATCGACGGCACGACGCCATGGGAATGCAGCGGATTCGGTTGTGTTGCGCTTGTTGAACTGGACGGCTTCTTCGCCATAAGCCCAGTTAAAGTTGGAGCCATAGCTCTTACGGATGTTTTCCACCACGTTTTGCTTGGCACCCAAGAAGGTTTTGCGGCCTTCCATGAGTTTCTTGAGAAGGGGGCGCTCCGTGGCGATTTGGTCCACGGGCATGTTGCGCAAGTATTCGTCCAAAGATACTTTGGCCAGCTCTTGCAAGTCTGCGTTTGAAATAGGCATGTCACTGCTCCGAATGAAAGTTGAAAAAAACACCTTTCATGCCGTGATGGGACGCAAACCCGTCGATTCAGCGTTTTCGGCTCCCGGCGCGACTTCGGGTACAGCTTTGGCCTTGACGCTTTGCGCTACTGGACGCGACCCCAGCGGTGACAGCGGAATTGAGGCATGTTCCGCATTGAAGTGGTGGCTGCTTTGGCGCGGTTGTCGATTTCCGCTTACGCACTTTCCAAATCAGTCACCACAACAATGCAGGACTTGGTGAGAGAAATATATGCGCCAGTCAATAGCCCGGCGGATATTTCTTCACATTGATTGCATCTTTTTTGCGACGCGGCTCATGGCACCCGCTTCACCACGGGTTAGCTCTTTCTCTTTGACTTCTTCGGCACCTTCGTCGGCCTCAAAGTCCATGTGCGTGATTTGCAGCTCAATGCTTCGGTTGTTGCTGCTTTCGCTGGCTGACTGGCGCGAGCTAATCACCTTTGCCTTGGCTTCAAACATGAGCACGGTGCCCACGGATGGCAGCTCTTTGATACCCAGTTTTTTAAGCTCGGCGTCGTCCAGCGTCATGCGGGTGCCGTATGAATAGCGCTCACCTTCGGATGGGCCAAGCGTGGCGTATGCCTTGGCTTCCTTCTTGGCTTCTGTCTTGGTGATTTTTAAGTCGGTCAATGCCATGTCGTTTCTCCTGAATAACGGTTACTTGCGTGGCACCAGCTTGAGCATGGTGCCGTCTTCTTTTACTAGGTACTGAGTGCCTGCGACTTCTTTCAGTCGCACAACATGCAGGCCAGCGCGTTGAAGCAAGCTCACTGCGCGAATGAGCTTGCGGCGAATCCACCACGTTTGCAGTTGGCCAAGCACGGTCAAATACCCATGTTGTCGAGGTGTTGGGCCAAGCGGTCCACCGACGTGGCACCTTGCGCGGCAGGCGTACCCAGTTGGGCAGGACGCGAGCGAATGGGTTGTTGTTGGTGTGACGTTGGAGCCTTGGGCACAACAATGCCGTCGTACATCATCTTGATGGTCGCGGCCCATTGGTGCGGCTCGTAGGTCTGAATGAAGTTTTGCAGGTTGGCCGGGTTTTGAAAGTGCGCGGTAATCACCTTCATGCGTGCTGGGTGGTCAACCTCTTTGGCGCGGGTCGTGAGGTAGCTTTCCATCGCGCCCGCTGCCTGCTGCACGGTCTGCTGAAATTGTTGCTGGCGCTGGGTGCTGGCCTGCGCTTCTTGCTGCTGCTGCACCTTGGCGGCTTCGCTCTTGCGAAACTTGGCCAACTCAACGGCACGCTCACGCGTGATTTCCATGTTGTCCACGGCAGCCTTGAGGTCGTCATGGCCTTGCAGCAAGTCAATGCCCGGTGCTTCAACGCCCAAGCGTTGATAAAGCATGGAGCGCTGGCCTTCCACCATTTCAAGCGCCACGCGCAAGTCTTTCTCGTCACCCGAATTCATCAAACGGCCAAACTCCAAGGTCTGCGCAAAGTCTTGGGGTGTCATGCCCGTGCCCTGCACCAGTTGCTTGAATTCGGTAATGTCCTGCTCAAGCTGCTTGCGCTCGGCAAACACTTGGCGGATTCGGTCTTTGCCGCGCTCGGACTTCACGCCGTCCAGTAACTCGGCTTCCTCTTGCTCAGGTGTTTTGGTTTCGGCCTGCTGGGCTTGGGCTGGCTCGGATTCTTCTTCGGCTGGCTTGTCTTCCTCGGCCTTCGGTGCTGGCTTGGCTTCCGTTGAAAGCTCGTCCAACAATGAAAGCATCTTGGCTGACACGGGCTTGTCTGTCGGCAGCGTATCGCCTGCGGGTTCTTCTGTGATGGCGCTGGCCGCTTCGTCCGTAGCGCTTGGCTCGTCGGTAGTGGTCGGCTCGTCAGTTGTCGTTGGCTCGTCTGTGGTGCCGCCACCGCCAAGGTCGTTGCCTTCCCCGTCGGCTTTGTTCATCAAACGCGAAAACAAACGCTGCTTCCAAATTGTCATAGTGGTGGTTCCTTAGTGGTTGAAAAAAATTAGGCGGGGACTTGTTGGGCGGTAGGCATACCGGGTGGCATTGCGCCGGGCATACCGGGCATGGCTGGCATTGCAGGTGGCTTGGGCATGAATTGCTCAACGTCCAAGCGCTCGTCAAAGCGTTTGATGGTTTCGCGCATGAGGTTGCGCAGCGGCTCAACGTCTTGACCTTGGGCTTGCGCCTGCATGATTTTGAGAATCAAGCCTTCGACCAGCGGCAATACCTTGGTCCAGCTCTCTTGCTGTTCCAGCTTGTCAGGCGCTCCCGTGGTACCAGCACGGATGCGCATTTCAATCATTTCAAAAACTTGGTCGCGGGTCAGCTCTGGCCAGTCATACGACTTTTCGGGAACTTCCATGGCAATGCCGTTAATGTTCTGTGTTTTGACTTGGTGCGGTCCCATGATGCGCTCGACTTGTGCGCTCGATAGCTCTTGCAGCAACACTTGTGCGGCGTACTGCGACAACTCTTGGAGCCAGTCTTCCACTTGGTCGCGGAATTCGGACACACGGCCCGATAGGCTCTGCTGCATGATGCTGGCTTCGGTGGCCGTCTTTGGCTTGACCACGCTAGAGCGGGCAGCGTCTTGCAACCCGGTGACTTGCTCCCAGTCGTAGCGCACGGCACTGGTGTCGTACACCGCCGGGTCAATTTGCGGGTGCTGGCGTGGCTGAATGACTTGGGCCAGTGGCTTGCCTTCGGTGTCAATGATGGCGATTTCACCGAAGCCTTGCACGCTCACACTCTTGGCAAAGTTCTTGAGCGCCTTCTCATTGGTGTCACCCGACGCAACCCAGCCGGGGATGGCCAAATCGCGGTGCTTGTTGAAGCGGTCGCGGCTCTCGTTGTGTTCGTCTTGCAGCTTCTCGGTCAGGTCCACCAAGCTGGGGCCAACAAACTGGCCGTCAACCACTTGGAATGGCAGCAAGAAGAATGGGTACCAGCGTTCGCCTACCTTGGGCGGTGAGAATGGTTCACGGAGCCAGAAGTCGCAGCCTTCGGCCATGGTGTAAACGCGATTGGTGCGCTTATCCCAAATCTCAACGATGGCAATTTGCTTGTCTTCATCCAGCGATTGAGCGCCACTTGCAATGCGGTTGTCGGTCTTGCTTTTTTGCTCGTTGGATTCGTAGGCTTTGGCCTTGTCCAGCTTGACCTTGTAGGTGGCCTCGGCTTCGGACTTCTTCATGGGGATGATTTGCCCCAACCAGTCCGAATCGCGGTAGTCCCAAAACTCGCAAACGCTTGGGTCCACCAGCAAGTTGTCGGTCAACACGCGGTCAATCACCAAGCCTTCGGCGGCAACGACTTCAACGCTTTCTTCCAGCGCCTTCATTACCTGCTCAAGCTCGGCCTTCTTGCTCTCTTGGTCGGCGCGTTGTTCAGGGTCATCAATCTCAAGAATCAGGCGCTCAATGAGCGCAATGTTGTCTTGGGTGTCATTGATTCGGGACTGGATGATGGGGTCACGCTGCAAGTCGCGTTGGTACATCACCTTGACCACGCCAAAGCTGGACGTGAGCGCAGAGCGCACGGTGGCCTTTGCCCGGTCCTTGAGCTTGGCACGCTCCAAGCAACGGTTGGTCACGGTCTCAAGGGTCGTGCACATGAGCTTGAGGTTGTCGGCACGATAGAGCGGCGTGGCGCTGATTTCAGGGTTGCGGGCGTAAATGTTGGGCAACACCGCCGTGATGGTCCCGTGAATCAGGTTGGCGCGTAGCTTGTAGAAGTCCTTGCTGTCGGGTGAGGCTTCCCAGTTGATACCCGCCACGGTCTTGCGGTTATGGCGCACGCGCTTGTGGAATTTCTCCCAGTGCTTTCGGGCGCTGGTAATGCGGCGATTCCACGTCTTCGCTAAATCGTCGGGCTGCTTTTCTTCATAGCCCGTGGATGGCTGGGCGGTCGTTTGTTGGTCCATGTCACACTTTCAA